CGTCCCGATGGCGTTCGAGATGCCTTCGAAGGCCCGGCTGATCGCTGGCAAAATAATCTCTCCCAGCCAGGTCAACACCGGCCCGAGATTGCTCGTGATGAAATTCCATACCGTGTTGAGCGCAGGCGCGAGCTGCGTGTTCCACACTGCCACCCAAAATTCGACGCTCTTGCTGATCCCGGCGATGGCCACGTTCGCCAGCGCTTCGAAGAGGGGAATCAGGTTCGTCGAGATGAATCCCCACACCAACTGGATCGCCGGCAGCAGCGAGTTGTTCCAGAAATTGACTAGCGTCTGGATCGCCGCCGGCACATTCGTCGCCAGCCACGTCCACAGCTCGCCCAGCATCGGCAGCACGCTCGTCTGGATGAACGCCCACACCTGCGCCAGCGCCGGCTGCAGCGTCTCGGTCCAGAATGTAGACAGCGTCTGGATCGCCGCCGGCACGGCCACCTGCAGCCACTCCCATAATTCCTTGAGCGCGGGCTTGGCCGTGCCTTCCCAGAACGCCGTCAGCGTCGTGCGGATCCCGCCCCAGTCCGTGTCCCATGCCTGGCGCAGCACCGCCACGATGGCCACCAGCCCGACGAACGCCGCCACGATCGGCGCGACCGCCGCCACGATGCTGAGGATCGCCGGGATGACCACCGCCGCGATGGCGATGCCGAGCGCCGTCAGAACGTCCTGCAGGCTCACGTTCTGGCTGATCCAGGCCATGACCGGCGCCAGCGCCTCCTGCGCCTGGCCGACAAATTGGACGATGCTGTCAATGATGCCCCGGATGACGGCCGAGATCTCGGGCGGGAATATCTGCGAGATCAGCAGCTTGAAGCTCAGCAGCGGATCGCTGCCGGCCACCAGGTTGCCGATGAAATTGGAGAATGCCTCCGAGATCATCGCGATGATCGGCGCGGCCGCCGCCAGCGCCGATTCGAGTTTCGGCATGAGCGCGTCCACGATCGGCGTCAGGGCTTGGGCGAGCCCGAGCACCAGCGGCAGAAACGCCGTGCCGAGCTTGGCCAGTAAATCCTTCCACGTCGCGGAGAGGATGCGCTGCGTGTTCGCCAGCCCGTCGCTTGTCCGCGCAAAGTCGCCCTGCGCCGTCGTGCTCTGCTCCATGATCAGCGCGAATCGCGCCTGGAGCTTCATCGCATCCGTCAACGGTCCCGCACTGCCGCGTCGCGCTCCATTCAATTTGTTCTGCGCGTCCGTCAGCGCCTGGACCTTGGCCTTGTGCTCCATCGAGCCGGCGCCATATTTCAGCTCGGCCACGTACATAGATTTCGTGGCTTCGTAGACCCTATTTTCCGCTTTAGCCACGGCATCGGCGCTGACGGTCAGTCCGCCCAAATTCATGGACATCGCTTTGGCCTCGACCGCCGCCGCCGTGATATTGATGCCCAACGTGCGCAGAGGCTCAGCCTCGCCCACCAGGCCCGACCGCAACTTTTGCAGGACCTCGTCCGTGTTGAGATTGTTGAACGATGCCAGGTCGGCCGCCAACTTCACTATGTCCACGGACATATCGGCCGCCGCGCCCTTCCCCAATCCCATCGTCGTGAACAGGTTCCCGAAGGTGCCGGTCGCCTCGTAGGCCGATTGCTTGGACACGCCGAACGCGCGCGCGCTCGTGGCCGCGAAGGCGTCAATCACGCCGATCGAGTCCCCGAACACCACGTTCGCCTTGCTCATGGATTCGTTCAGGTCCGACGCAGCATTGATCGCCGCCGGCCCGATCGTCCCGATCGCCGCCGCCGCCGCCAGCGCGCCCGCCGCCAGGCCGCCCAGCGCCAGCTTGCCCAGGTCCTGGACGCCCGACAGCGCGCCCTCCACCTTGCCCCGCGCGCCCGCCAGGTCTTTGTCCAGCTCGTCCAGCGTCGCCCGGATCGGGATATACGCCGACCCGAGCTTACTCTCACCCGCCATCATTCTCCCTTGCCCTTGGGATTTTCCAGGGGTTACGCATTACGTATCACGCATTACGTTTTACGTTCATCCTTCGCTTCATCTCCTCAAACTCTGCCCTCCGCGTCTCAAGATCCGGGGGTTTGTCAGTTTTTGGAGGCTTCAAAATCTTGTCCACCAGCCGCGAGAGCGGTGGCAGCTTCCGCGCGTGCGACAATGCCGCCGTGTGCCAGGCCAGGCTGACCAGGTTCGCGCGATCCTGGCGCATTCGCCACGCCGCCGCGTCGAACGCCAGGATCGTTTCGCGCGGCGTCATCTCCCAGAATGCCGAGATCGAGATCCCGTATTTCAGCGCCTCGCCCAGGAGCGTCTCGAAATCAAAGCGCTCCTGGTCTACAGGTTTGGGCTCGCCTCGTCCTCCGCGGCCGCCTGGCCGTCGTCGTCGCCCTTGTAGCTCAGCACCGACGCGATCGCTTCCATCACGGCCTGCGCCGCCCGCTCGAACCCGACCGCATCCATTACCCCGTACGCGTCGTTGAGCGTCGTCGCCCGCCCGCCGATCCGCGCCTCCTGCCGGGCCGCTTCCATTCCGGCCGCCAGCAACGCCGCCATGTCGCCGATGCTCGTGTCGCCCCGCGCGAATCCCTGCGCCACCGCGATGACGCTCTTGCCGATCTGCCGCTCGGCGTTCGCCAGGGCCCTGTTCGTGAACAAGAGCCGCACCTCGCGCTTGCCTGCCTGGATAACCGCATCGCCCCGCGCGCCGGTCATGAGCCGAGCTCCGTCCACAGGCCGTCAATCGCCAGCCCGATCGAGACGGTTGCCGCGTCCTGGTCCGGCGCCGCCTGGCTCAAATCCGTCACCACCGCGTCCGCTTGCTCCATCGAGGCGCCGCTCTCCTGGCGGACCACCTTGATCAGCGTCCCGTCGCGCAGCGCATTCTTGAGCGCCTGGTAGGCCGCGTCCGAGGGCACGTACAGCGCATCCATCGTGATCTCTGAGGTGTACCGTCCGGCCAGCACCCGCTTGCCCCGCCCGGTGTCCTTCGAAGAGACGTCAATCGTTTCGTTCGTCTCCCCGAACGTCGCATCGCGCTGGCTGCCAACCACCTCGTACACTGGGACGCTCGGCGAGCCGGTGTTGACCATCAACAAAATATCCGTTCCGTTCATCTCAAACCTCCTCGATTGTGATCCGGACCGTTACGATCCGGCCATACGCATCTAGCTCATCGGCCACGATGGGCCCCGAGCACTCCCCCCAGATCCACGCGAAATCCGAGATCGAGAGCGCTTGCCGGTGGAACAACGCCCGCACCCGTTCCGCCATCAGCTCCACCACGGCCGCGCTCCCGCTCGCATTGTCGTAGCAGCGCACGTCGCGCCACACGGTGCGCCCGCGCGTCGTCTTGGTGTCGAACGGCGTATCCACCACCTCGCCCGCCGACACGATGTAGGGCAACAGCGCATCGCCCGGCACGGGATCAGCCGTAAACACCGCTGGCGCGCCCTCGTACGTCGCCAGCATCGCCGCCAGCGCCGGGTCGCCCGCCATCCGGTCGTGAAACGTTTCCGTCAGATTCATTTCCACCTGCAATCTGAATCAGCTACGAGTAGAACACTTTAGAACAAAGAGTTACAGTTTCTTGACAATTCGCACGAATTGATATATACTCACAGTCGCAGGCAGTGAAACTGCCTGACACTTCCAAAAGGAGTCCAGAATGGACCAGATCGAGATCAAACGTGGACCGTACGACGAGATAGTTTTATCCGCACTTGACCCCGCAACGCGCTCCGCAGTAACCAACCTCGTGAATCGAGTCGGTGAGAATGACGATGAGCATGGCTCGTGGGAGTTCGACGCCAAGTTCGACTCAAAAGGTCGGGGCTCAGCCATCAACTGGGATCTATATGCCTTCGGAACCGACGTACACAACGGGCGATTGCTCTGCATCGTGCAAGTTCGGCGATACGAGAAAGCGCACAAGAACTGGTTTCCCTCGATTCGCAAGAATTACTTTCTCGTCGGCACGAACGAGGACGAGACGGTGTTCGCGCATCCGCTGCCAGCACAGGTAGTCCGGTACGCGATCAATCATCAGAATGATCCGATCCTGGCCGCTCAGAATTGGATGTTCGAGACGAGCGACTATGGCCGGATTCTTCGCCAGGGCGACATTGCACTGCTGCCGTGCAAGCGACCTGCTCCCGCCCCTGACGTGGTGACATACGAAAAGGCGTGCAACATCGAAAAGTCGCACCTCATGATCGCCGATGAGATTCGGCGCAATGGTGGCGTGTATGCCAAGAACCCACACCTCACACATCCCATTCACCCGGCTGTGAGCGGCGAAGGCTGGTACAGAATCGTCGTCAGCAATCGCGCACGCTACTGGAAGTTCGCCCCGCCAACAGTTGACTAGCTGATACAATCTAGCCCGCCGCCACACAAGGTGGCGGGCTTTTTTAGGAGGAATCACATGTTGATCCATCTCGATATCCAGTTGAAAGGTTTCACTCTCACCAAGCGCGATGAAGCTAAGGCGCGTACTTACCTTGCATGTTCCGATCCGCTTGTCCTGATTCGGTTAGACGTGCCAGAGACAATCAAGGTAGGAGATTATTTCGATGCTTCGATTGGTTGGGATCGTGGCGACGCGGGCTTTGTGTTGCCTGCAAATGTTGGACGGCAGCACACGAAAATCACGCTGCGCAAGAGCTATGGAC